GGGAGAATGAAAAGAACATCCAATACCGGCATCGTCAAGGCCGGTTCCGTGAAAATTAAAAATACAGTCTTTGACAACCCATCCATCCAAATCAGGGGCTTCAATTAAAATCCCGTAATTCGGACCGTTCGTCTGGCTTTCAAATCTGCACTCAATGAAATTAAACCTTGTCCCGCCAGCGGCAATCGTCACCTGATTTTCAGGAGTCGCGACCCCATCAAACCAAACTTTCTTGGCCGTGAAATCAGCTGCGGCAACATTGATAAACGCCGTACAAGACGCTGCGCCAATCAACCGAATGTTTTCAATATACACATCGTCGGCCGTGACACTTATACAGTCTGCCGCTGAAGCATTGGCAGTAACAGCCGGAATGTTCTGACCGTAACCTACTCCAATAATCGAAACACCGGCAACATCACATACAATCTGAGTCGCCGCAGTCTCCGCATGTCCCGGCATCACAACAATGAAATCACCATTGGCCGCCGTACACTTTCCAATCGCAGCGTCTATTGTCGCCAAGGGACTGTTATCGGGATGTACTCCTAAATTCCCGTCATTGGCCTTCGCATGACCGGAATCTACAAAATACACATTCCCGCCAACAAGCTTGTCACCGATCATCGGCAATCTTAATCCACTTATGTTTAACATGATATTTCCTTTCCCGCCCGTCCATCCACTGTTATGGGGTGCCGTTAAGCACCCCGTTTAGTTAGCTTACACTGGAGCCGATACACCATCTCCAATCGGTAAATCCCCAGCCACAAACAAAGTAGCTAATGTACTTACGCATGAAGGTGTCGAAATCCGTGGTGTTGTGGAATTCCAACCCAACGCCTTCATGCCAGATCAGGGCTTCTTTCATCATGCCGCTATCGACAATAAAAAAGTCGTTAGTATCGTAGTCATCCAATAAGGGAAGCTCGATAGACTTCCAACGCCCACGTTGAAAGTTGGCGTTGTTGGTCATCTCGTCCACTTTGCCTTCGGATTTCTGGACTTCCCACACCGCTTCGGCCAGGTTCGTACCATGAATGATGGTGTCAAAACTGGTGTCGATGCGTTCTCCGATGTCGTCTTTGAGGCCACGGGATTGAATCCGTAGAGTCTCAAGGTTGACGGCATCAAAGGCTAGGGTGGAAAGGTTGTCAAAGCCGGTTGCGGTGGAAACCCCGGAAGCTTTGGTAGTGTGGCTGTTGGAACACAGCGCCACGCCTTCTTCTGAGGTCATAAAGGTGAAAGCTGACGAATCGTGGTAGATGAAGGGTTCATGGGCGATTTTATTCATTTTGCGGTTAGCCGCGGTGCCCAAACCTCTTGCTCGTCCCTCGATTACGTCATAGCGTTCGGTATCCAAAAGCCTGCGCTCAATGGTGATACCACCGGCGTATTCTTTTGGTTCGATTTTAGTCGTGTAGCCAGGGGCTACCGACTGATAAGTGACCGTCCCGTTAAACTCTGCGGGGTCCGGCACACTTCCCATTGACATATACTCAAGCCACGCTTTTGAATCGTTCTTGACAGTGTACAGACTGTCTTTTACCAACGGCAGGCCTTTGTAGCGATCCCAGAAAACCTTATCAAGACGATCATCCAGGAGGCGTACAAATTGCTTACTTGTTAAAGGATTACCCATTTGTTACCTCCTTATGCGGCTTCAGGCATTGGCCCGCTATACAGTGAGAATACAGCGTATTCTTTGCCGGACTCCTCAAGGTTTACTTCGTGGTAATAGACGGCGTAATAGTCGTCCATCACGTTATTGCCGTCAATCGCATCGAAGGCAGTGGTAAGATCCATGCCGCCATAGCCAAGAACGCAGGATGCTTGAACAAAAACATCCCCGGCTGCGATTGTATAGGGAAATGGAACGGTGACTGTGGTGGTAACAGTGGTGATATCGGTAATCGTTCGATAGATACCCCTGTTTGCACCGCTACGGCAATAAATCATGCCAAGGTCGTCTGCGATATCCGCTGTTGCAACCGGCGACACAATGGTCGTTCCGGCTGAGTTTGCGGTGACATTGACGATCTCATATAATGCCGTTCCCCAAGTTGTATTGAAAATAGGCGCTCTTACCAATGTCACACCAGGGATAATCAGTGTGACCTCTACTTCAGACGGACCGTATGCTGCAACGGTTGCCTGAGTTGTCGTGTATGTAGTTCTTTGTCCGTAGGCCGCTGTACCAGAAACCGGGGCTACCCAGGTGCTACTTCCATCAACGATACCAGTACAAATACCCAATATTTTGGAAGTATCTTCACGAGCATCAACCGCTATGTCGGCTATCGCACAATTACCGCCAATACTGGCAGTAACAGACGACTTAACAAGCTGACCGACATACATGGTTTCACCCGTTTGGAGTTTTCTGACAACAGGAGCGCCGCCAACTAAACTACCAGCGTATGCAAAACCTCCCATAATTAATCTCCCTTGCTATTTAATGAGCCGCAAAAAGGACATCCGCTTGTGATATTCGGCTCATAGATTATTTTAGAAATAGTTACTTCCCCTGCGGTAGCGGCTGATTCCGTGGTCAGGCTGTCGGTTGAACTCAACAGTATCGTACCTCGAGAAACACCCCGGTCTGCAATGGTGTAACTGCCATCATTCG